TTAATGATAATTATTTAATGGAAGCATACCTCAACAACTATGAGGGATATGCTAAGGGTAGTGATGTGATGACTAAATTTGGTATTAATTTGCAGAATGAGATTACTTTAACAATATCAAGAGAAAGGTTCGAGGACTTTATTGCACCATTTCAATTTAATTCTACTAACTTACAAGGACCTAGAGATGGTGATATAGATTTTGGAACTAGACCTAAAGAAGGTGATTTAATCTGGTTTCCATTAGGAGAAAGATTATTCGAGATTAAGCGTGTAGAACACGAGAGTCCATTCTTCCAGTTGGGTAAGAATTATACATATGAACTTGAATGTGAACTCTTCCAGTTGGAAGACGAGATTATCGATACCAATGTTGCTGCTATTGATAGTAGATTAAGTGAAGAAGGATATATTACAACTGTAAGTCTTGCTGGTATTGGTTCTACTGCTAAAGCATCTGTAGATACTTTTGCACTTGTTGGTGCAATGCAGAAAGTTACACTAAATGATGATGGTTCTGGTTATACTTCTGTACCAGCAATGAGTGTAGAAGCATCACCTGCTGGTGTATCTACTTCTTTGGGTGCTGTTGTAGCAATTACAACTACTAAAGGTAATCTTGCTGCCATAGACTATGTTGCAATAACTAATCCAGGTTTTGCATATACTGAACCACCTGCTATTGGATTTGGTACTCCAGGTGTAGGTGCTGCTGCAACTTCCACATTAACTAATAGTGGTATTGCTTCTATTAGAATTCAGCAACCAGGCAATAACTATGTTTCTCCACCTATAATTACCATTCAACATCCTCAGTATGTTGACAAACAGTATGAATTTACTGGTATTGCAACTGCTGGTTTAATGGAGATCGTTGGAATTAATACTATGGCAAATATTGCTATTGGTCATACTATTAACTTCAAGTCTCTTGGTGCTGTAACACTTGTTGGTGGTGGTGTTGTAACATCTATTGGTACATCTAGTGTTGGTATTGGTACTTCTATAGGTGGAACTGGTACTGTCAACACTACCTTTGTTGGTACTGGTGCTATGGTTGGTTCTAAGGCAGGTCAGGTACAAGCAACTGCTGTTGCAACTCTGGATGGATCTTCTATGTTTAGGATCTATCTAACAGATGCTGGTATTGGTTATGAAGCAACTCCAACTGTTTCTATTAGTGCTCCATTGAGCGTTGGTCTTGGAACATATCATCTAAATGAAAGGGTAGTTGGGTCTGATTCTGGTACTGAAGCATATGTTAAGAGTTGGAATGCAACTACTAGAGAGCTTCAGGTGTCTATAAATACAGGTGACTTCCTGTCTGGTGAATATATAACAGGTACAGCATCATCTGCTAGATATCAAGTATTCTCATATAATGATGATTTAAGTGATCATGCACAAGGAGATGAATTCTTTATGAATGATGAATTTGAAACACAGGCAGATGCTCTTCTGGACTTTACTGAGTCTAATCCTTTTGGTATAATCTGATGTTAGGTACTTATTTTTATCACGAAATATTAAGAAAGACAATAGTTGCTTTTGGTACATTGTTTAATGATATCAATATACAGCACGATGATAGGCAAGGTGGTACTATTAGTGAGACTAAAGTTCCTTTGATCTATGGACCAAAGCAAAAGTTTTTAGCAAAACTTGAACAACAGGCAGAATTGTCTAAAGCAGTTGCTATCACATTACCTAGGATGTCTTTTGAGATGTCTGGTATGTCTTATGATCCTAGTAGAAAGGGTAGTATAACTAGAACATTTAAAGCAATAGATACAAAAGATAATACTAAAGCAAAGAAAGTATATCTTCCAGTTCCATATAATATAGGATTTGAATTAAATGTAATGACTAAATTGAATGATGATGCATTACAGATTGTAGAACAAATACTTCCATTCTTCCAACCAGCATTTAATGTTACAATAGACCTTGTTCAGTCTATTGGAGAGAAAAGAGATATTCCTGTTGTCCTAGAAAATATATCATTTAGTGATGAGTATGAAGGAGACTTTTCAACTAGAAGAGTCTTAATGTATACTTTCCAGTTTAGTGCTAAGACTTATCTGTTTGGTCCTGTTGCTGATAGCACAGAAGGTCTCATTAAGAAGGTTCAAGTCGATTACTATGCAGACAATAAGCCTGCTACTGCCAAGCGTGAGATGAGGTATACTGTTACCCCAGATCCTATTACTGCTGGACCTGAAGATGACTTTGGATTCAGTGAGACTACTACAATGTTCGATGATTCTAAGAAATATAGTCCTACTAGACAAGAAGATGTATAATGGAGAATAAATATCATCCAGATCCTGATTATAATCCCATGATACCAAGACCTGAGGAAGAAATTGCTGATTGGTTTGCAAGTGAATCACATAATCCACTAGATGATATGCCAGTTGCAACTAATGATAGATTCGATTTATATGGATCTTCAGATGCAGAAGATGCTTATGCATCAAGACATCAATCATCACCTGATTTTGAAAAAAGTGCTGAAGAGGTAGTGACTATGCATGAGAAAATGTACCAAATGGCAACAAAGAACGGTGGTTCTTGGTTAGGTGGATCAGAGAATTGTCATGGAGGATCGGAAGTTGTCCAAGCCAATTGATGACGCATTAAATACTACTTCTGAGCATTCTTATGTTCAGAAGTTTAATAAGCATAAGGATGTTCCTGAGAAAAAGGATCATGGTGTTGAAGTAGATAAAGACTATGAATATTCTCGTGCTCAGTTATATTCCTTAATAGAAAAGGGTCAGGAAACTCTTAATGGTATTATGGATGTTGCTGATAGTTCTGGTTCTCCTAGAGCATATGAGGTAGCAGGTCAGGTTTTGAAATCAACTGCTGATATTGCAGATAAGTTAATGGACTTGCAGAAAAAAGTTAAAGAGATTGATGAGACTAAGAATAGGACTACAAACAATGTTACTAATAATGCAATATTTACTGGTAGCACTGCAGAGTTACAAAAAATGATAAAGCAAGGATTTTTAGATGCTAAATAAGAGCTAGTTACTCTTATCTAAATGCCCGAAGAAATTAAAGAGGAAATTGACACCGAGAAGAAAGAGGAAAAGCCAAAAGGTGCATTAGGTAAACTAAAGGATGCACTTCTTCCCGATGCTGAAGAGCAAGCTGCTATAATAAGTACATTCGTGAGAATTGGTGTCCTTGTGTGGTCAGGAGGAATTTTGACTTTGAACTATGTGACAATTCCTGGAATGGTCCAACAGAAAATTGATCCGACATTTATAGCTTCAGTTTTTACTGGAGTTTTAGCTAGCTTCGGAATTCAAACAGCATCCAAGAAGGGTGATGGTACTATGAAGATGGACAAGAATGGTAATCCTACTAATGGCGAACCACCAATTTCTAAAAAAGATATGGAGACAATATTAGCAAAGGCTAGTGCTGGTCCTGTTCAAACTATTAGGATTGAACAAGCTCCTCTTAAAATCACCACGGATTCAAAACAAGAACCCTATAAAATGTAAGGTAAAAATCATGATTCAGAAAATTGTAAATGTCATCGCAGTGTCGTCTGGTGTTGTATCTCTTGCCGTTGTCGGCAGTGGGCTATATGTATATGTCAATCGAGATGCAATCATTGATGGAGTTAAATCTCAGGCTATGGAGGCAGTTCTTGGAGGTGCTGGAATTGGTGGGGCATTGGGTGGCGCACCTAAGCTCCCTTTAGGTTCTAATGATCTTGCTCCTAGTGCTCCTCAAGCAAATCCAATAGCAGGTGAAAACGCTGCAGCAGGTGGTACGACTGCTTTCCCAACATTCTAAATTATGTTTAAATTTAATGCTGTAAGACCACCCACATCTGGGTGGTTGGAGGTGTGGTTAGAGGATGAAGTAGTTCAGTATCTATCGGAAAGAATCAGTGAGGCTAGTGTGTCCGTTAAGGATACATTAGCGGGTAATATATCTGAGAGTTTGGACTTAGAGGATAAAGATAATTTCTTTCTAAAGAATGTTTTACTTGATTGTGCAAACAATTATGTAAATTCATTTCCATTTTCTCAGAAGAAACCAGATTCAATTGGTGCTAAAGGTGAATTAACTTTAAATGGATTTTGGGTTAATTATCAAAAGCAACATGAATTTAATCCCATGCATGATCATGGTGGACTTTATTCATTTGTTATATGGATGAAGATACCAACAACGCATGAGGAACAGCATAATTTAGATTTCGTGAAAGGAATGAAGAATCCATGTGCATCTAACTTTGAGTTAACATATATTGATACGACTGGTGCAATAAAAGCATATCCATACTATATGGATCCAGATAAAGAAGGTAAGATGTTATTCTTTCCATCCACACTTAAACATGCAGTCTATCCATTTTACCAATGTGATGGAGAAAGAATCTCTATTTCTGGTAATTTGTATTATACATAGTAAGTTACTAATTAGAACAAATGGGACTTCCAGACAAAGCACAAAAGGCATTCGACAAAGTAGTTGAGTGGGATAAGAAACTTATTAAAAAGTGCCAAGATAAATTTGGACTAACTGATTATCAAGTAGTTTGTATTTCCTTTGCTAAAGGGTTTATAATCGGTGCAATCCTCCTCTGATTCTATTGTTCAATTCATAGATCCTATCAAAGCTCATATAGAAGCTGATGGTGGGAGTGTAGAGTTTATTGAATTGACAGAAGATTCAATAGTCAGATTAAAAGTTGCTGGTTCTACTAAACCATGCCATGATTGTCCTGACCCAATGAATTATTGTAATCCGTGTATAATGGTTACAGATCACTTAAAGATGGATTTAAGAAGATCATTACTTATATCATTTCCTGAAATAAATGGCGTTGAATACGATTGACACATTAACAGTCAAAAAAGATCTTCCTATTTTTACTGTTGAGTTACCCTTTAAAGATATCAAAGATATTATAGTTGAGTATAGAAATAAGTTTCCTGAGAATTATAACGAAAAACTTCCCAATGCTCCTGTCAGATCTTCTTGGCGTAGTAACATGTGGGCAATGGATTATGATCCATTAAAATATTTTGTAAGTGTAGTTGAAAAAGTTTGTAATACTGTCGGGTGTCAATATTTTCATATGAGAGAAGATACAGTATTTAACTGTACGAATTTATGGATGATGCAATATGAAGGTGGAGATTATGCTAAAGAGCATGATCATTTTCCAAATGATTTGTCATGTGTTTATTATGCTGAAGTAGATGATGATTCTTCTTCTATTATATTTGAAGATGATTTAGAAATTAAACCAAGGAACAATTTATTAATTGTTTTCCCTTCATTATTGAAACATATGGTCCCTTCAACACATGGTCAGAGGACCGTGATATCAATGAATTTTCGAGCAAATTAGAGATAAATACCTATACAATTTGCATATTAGTGGAGTTGAAAGATCATGTCCCACTATACAGTAGGTTATCATAACCTAGAGCAACAGCATTTAGAAATTTGCGAATATGCAGAAGATGCATACTCAGCAATAGAACACAGTAAAGAGGATGTCCCCGAATTAGTGGGGCATCCTTCTTTTATTGACTACTGCCTCAAGGAGGAGTAGAATGTCTAATATAACAAAATATAAACATGAGATTATGTGGTGGCTAAGTAGACTAACTGTGATGTTAACATCACTCTTCCTTTCTTTTACACTCGCTGCACAAGCATATGCTGCAGAAATACAAATGGGTTCTAATGGGAACTTGGTGTTTGATCCTGCTGAGCTTAACATTGCTGCAGGTGATACGGTTACAATAGTTAATGGAGATCTACCTCCACACAACTTTGTGGTTGCCGATCATCCCGAATTATCACATCCAGATCTAGCATTTGTTGCTGGTGAAACTTTTGATGTTACCTTTGATACTCCTGGAAGATATGAGTTTCAGTGTGAACCCCATGCTGGTGCTGGTATGAAGGGAGTTATCAATGTACAGTGAAGTAATTTGGTCTATTAATATAATGATCGGTTTGCTTTTAGGTGGAGTGTCTGCTACAATCGTATACATATTTAAGTATGACGATTGGTTTCCAAATGACTGAATTAGGATTAGATGCATCACAAGAGACAAGAATTACAGTGATGCAGTTGAAAATTGAAAGATTGGAAGAGAAGCAAGACGAGTTAA